CATCAACTCTAGTCCCGCCTTTATATTGAACCATTGTATCTTTAATATCGTTTTTTACTTCTTTCAATGATTCCTGATCTAATATTCCTTTTGATACTCTTTCTCGAATTTGGTCCTGTAAATCTTTAGCTACTCCTTTTAATCCATGCCAAGGTTTTCCATCGATTGAAAACCCATCTAATTGTCGTTGTGTTAAATCTTCAGTTTGTTTCTCAAAGTTAATCCCAACACCTATGTCAACACCAAGTTCTTTTTCAGCTTCAACTGTTCCTTGTTTTAGTGTGGTTGTGATTACTGCCTTTAATTGATCATAAAAATCAGCAGTATTTACAGCATTAAATAACCGCATCAAGAATTCCCCTAGAGTCTTCTCGATACGGTTTTGGGTAGGTTTTTTATGGATTAATTCGTCTTCTAATGTTTTATCTAAAAATGACAAGATTTCCTTTTCCCATTTAGTGAATTTCTTTTGTAGGAAGTCTGCATAATCTTTTGCATCTTCTTGTACTAATGGTTCAGCTTCTTTATTTATAAAGGACTTAGAATTTTTTTTTGAATCTTTTTCTTTTTCGTTTTCGTCTTTCTTTTGGTCCCTATCTTCGTCTTTGTTAGTATTATCAAAAGCACCACTTTCCACCATTCGATCTTGCATAGCCATCGCCATTGGTTGGTCTCCCCATTCAACTGGGTCCAGACCTTCCATTGCACGAACTTCATTGATTGTAATAACATTAGCATTCAACTTAGCCATCATTTGTTCGTGCTCAATCTTCTCAACTGCATCATCTTTAGGATTAAACTGAAACTTAACATTATCGTGACCTAATAAATCTGGAATAATATCTCGATTAATCTTATCCTCGATTAATCTTAAATAAGGTTTAATGGCGTTCTTAACTGAAATCCTTTCTTGTGATTCCCCAGTTGATCTGTTTGAGTTCTCATAATAACCAACTTCTTGAGGAGATAATCCATAAGCTGCAAAGATAGTATGAAAATACCATTTTTGTCCTTCTAACCATTCCATATCTTTATTGTTCTGAGATAACGCAGTAAATGCAGCAGGTGAGTTGTGAAACATTAATTTATGAGCTTTTCCTTTAACTTCTTTTTCCCAGCTCTTTTGAACTCGACCTAAGTTATCAATATCTGTTTCAATAGAAACCAGACCGTCTGGAATTGCATTATTCTTAAAGAACTCTTTATTGAATCGTGTGCTTTGCATCATCAATTCAACTTCTTGTTGAATACTTTGTAAAGGTGACCAACCGTAAGGATATTGATCCGTATTTAATCCTATCTTACCATAAACAACATCTTCTCGTTCAAAGAACAAAGGTTTATTCTCAGGAAATTGAAAACTGTATTGATACCAACCTTCAACTATTCCATATTTGTCGGTTTTATATAAAAACTTAGAACCATCATAAACATATAACTCTTTTAATTCACCACCACCATTACGGCCTTTGACCATAACACCAGCGTCAATCTCGAGAACATCATCAAGCCAAGGAGTCCATAACTCCCAGAACGATTGTTTCATTCGATTTGGATAATTTAAGAAAGTAGTTACCTTTTTAACATCTTCTTCGTATTCAGTTTCGTCTTCTTCGTCAGAATTAACAACATCCCACTCAATACTCATTACCTGCTTTTTAATAGCAGATTTAACCATATGAATCCAAGGTGACTTACCAAATTGACGTAATTCTATCAGATTAGTCTTTCGTGGAATACCTAATTTAGCAGTCCAAAACCAAGTTGGCAATAAAGCTAATGTAGAATCAGCCGCTGTTTCTCCTGCATTAAATACTCGTACTTCTTTTGTTAGTGACGTCTTAACGCCCTTGTACCAATCGATTATTCCCATGAATATGAAACCCTGGCAAGCCATCGAAACAGCTTGCTGGGCAAAAGAGGTGATAGATGTATTAATATCTAAATCATTTCTAGTATTTAAATAATATTATAAATTTAAACAATCTAAGGGAATCATGCTAATAGAACCCTCACCATCGTCGAAGAATCTATAAGGTTCTCCTTCAATTGTTCGCATCATAACAACAACACCATAATATTCATGTATTTCTCCTAACGCCCATAGTTTCATAGTTTACCCCATAAAGAAAGTAAATTCCTTCTTGTCTACTTCGAAAAGCATTCGCATCATAATAGCATCTGCAAAGTCGGGACTACGTCCGATCTTCTCTTTAATAATGTCCTTAGGAACCAACATTAACTTATTATCTTTATCGGGATCTTTTCGTTTCATCTGTTCAAGTTCCTCAATAATCTTTTCTTTAAGTTCTATTTCGATTCCCTGATATATTCCAATTTGTCGTAGATGTACACAATCAGCTAATTTAAAATAACATTGTGTTTTAAGATTAGCGAAGTTTAATTTTTTTTCTTCATGACCATAAACTATCTCACGTTGTCTCGAATTGTTAACAAATCCTTTCGCTCCATTAAGGTTGTCAACTACTCCTCCTCCAACCCCATCTTCATCTATAACGACGTGTGGTATTGCGATACGATATTGACGACATAATTCCTCAATTTTTTCTACTACAAATTTTGTAGATGTTTTAGCATAATGAATAATACGAACAATCTGTAATCCTTTCCAAATTACAAAAACACATTTATCGTTCCCAAATCTAGCAACGTCTACACTTAAATACATTGTTGAATTATTATTGACCGTAATATTAAACATCTCCAATAAATCATCGTACTCAAATAATCGTGACGGGTCATCATCATATTCGAAGTTACCATATAACAACCGCTCCTTACTAACCTTATCGAGTTTCTTTAAGTTTTCAATGTAATGAGGCGAAATGAATGGATTGTCTTGTACTAATGCTGGAACGAACTTACGATAAGTTGGCAAGGTGTTCTCTTTCCAGGGTTTATAAAAATCGTAATATAAAAAGTTTTTAGAAGGATTAGATGCTAAAAATAATTTCGGTATCAATTTGAATTCTTCTAATTTATACCGAATCCTACTCATAACAATATTCTTAGCCTTATTAGTAATCTGAGAACACTCGTCAAGAAAAGCTCCAGTATATTCTGTGGACCCTAACGAATCAAACTCAGGGTCGGATGGATACAAAAACAAATCTTTCAAATATATTTCACTCCCATTAAAGAATTTAACTATTCCATCAACATGATTCATGTTGTATTGTTTTCCTTTCTCTAACCCCCAGTCTCGACAGATCCCTAAGAACGTTAACAATGTCGATTCCTTTAAAGATTTAAGAATAGCTCTACCCATAAGCCAACGTGACCCAGGATAATTTAAGCAATTAATAACTAACCATGCGCATCCTAAAAACGACTTTCCTCCTCCTGCTGCTCCACCATAAAACAATTCAGTTGTTTCTTTATCTTGGAGAATATTAAACGCTTGAGTCTGTTTCTCGCTTAGGTCCAGATTTATCACTAACTCTGATTGTGTTGACATTTAGTGTGATTTGGGATTGATCGTTAGTATTGATATTAATATTTGATTTTGATTCTGGATGAATGAACTTCGCAAACTCTTTTTTCATATTAACAAGGATTGGAATAAATTTAGGTTCAATTTCAGCAATTTCTTCTAATGTATCAATATGTTTATACCAATCTGCACCAGTAAATTCTTTACTTGCCATCATCGCCATTACTTTTTCACCACACTTCTTCTTTATACCATGTCTTTTCCACATAGTTAAAGTATGAGTAATACGTTGTTTCTCAGTATAATTCTTTCCTCCTTTACGTCCTGCTTCGATTGCTATCGAATTGTTTTTAAATGTCTTATTAGGAAACGGCATTATAAAATACACCCGTCAGTTATGTAAACCCCCTCCTTATTGTCATGATCTAGCCGACAACACTCGGAAGGTCTTTCAGGTTTACCAAACAAATCACATTTACAATCTTTAGTCAAGTGTGGACAATCCATCGGAACAATAATTCTAATGTTATTGTTTTCAAGTTTTTCAACTGTGCATCCGTGTGTTTCGAGTAATTGTTTATCCTGTACCCTCATTGAAGGATGTATAAAAACAATACATCGACAACAACTAGCTTTGCAGTTTTTTAGATTTTTTAGGCAGTTCATTTTTTTTCTCTACACCAAGCTATTATCTCTTGTCTTAGTTTTTCATCAATCTGACTAACACTTCTAGCACCCATTAACATTACTTTCTTAATGATTACTAAATCATCTTCTTTAAATGGAATCTTCATATTG